CTCAAAACAGGCTTGCGGTATTTGGTGATCCAAACCAGATGGTATTTTAGATCATAGACGGTATGGCTCGATCGACGATAATTCTCCATACCGCAAGCTTACTGAAGTCTTCGCTTAAAGGCGAGGGTTTTTCTCCCATTCCCCGAATGGGACAATAAAAATCTCGAAAAATTGGTACGATGAAAGAAAATTAGCGGAGGTGGAGCTTTGAAGCTGGGAAAAAATACTGTAAGTTTTACTGTGAGTCTAATCTTTGAAGAATAAAAAGATCGTATCGAGAAGGGTTGTTACTCTCTGTTGTTCTCAGTGTATGCCCAAACGGCCGCGACAACCCATCCAATAAAAGTCCACCCTGCTAATATATTCAGCATCCTGATTGCTGTGGCATGTTTATGTTTGCGCCATGATGCCACGATTGATGGGATAAAATAAAGGAATACGATGAAAGGGATTATAATTAAAATCTGTCCATCTATCCCAAACATTTTCCACCCCTTTAAAGATCCAAAACAGCGTTAATTGTATTTTATCACGTAAACCAATGCCTTACCCTCCTTAAATGGAAGGATGCGGACTTCCCTATGCTTATGCCTTACCTCTAGGGATAGGGTGATGGCTGTTTGCGCCCTGGTGGTAAGCAGCTTCTGTATGCGACCCACATCCTCAGGGATCAGGAGATCCCGGATATGGAGCCCTGATAGCTCATCTGGCGTGAGGGGGCCCGCAAATTGAGGGCCTACCCAAACCCTATGTATCGTGCCCTCCCTACTCACCAGGGAGACGACCAGGTTGTCCCGGGACGCGATTACCTCCGGGAGCCACACGATTCTCGATTTTCGCAAAGCCCGGTATTTCAACCCGGGCTTTGTCATTTTCCGGCCGTCGCGGCGGTGGGTTGTGATTTGGCCTTGTCCTCGAGCTTTTCTTCTAAGATTGCCAATCTTTTTTCGTGATCCGCCAGCCGTCTTTCCGTTTCTAGCGCGTGATAAAACGATCGAATGTTTGCGGCTAGAGATGAGGCATAATCAGTGTCTGATTTTAGTATTTTTGTCGTCATCAACATCAGTTGGGTGAATTCATAATCTTCCTTTGTATCCCCCTCCATATCAATAAAACCATTATCCCCGCTATCCTTAATATAGGGCTCCCCTTTTTTAAAAAACAACCATAAAGGGTTTACAGAATAATGTTCGATTATGCGAACAATTGGGATGTATGACGGGTTATGTCTATGGTTTTCGATATCACTTAAGTTTCCCTTTGATATCCCAATCTTTTTCGCGAACACATCCTGACTCTCACCAGCGGAAAGCCTAATATAGGAGATTCTGCCGCCGATTTTAGATAAATTAAGTTCGGATATCTGTTGTTTTTTTCTTGACAATGTTCGGAAAATAACCTATTAAGTTTATCAATTACAAGAATCGAAATAGACAACTAAGGGAGAGGCTGCCAATGCATCCGGCGTACATACAGGCGGAACTCAAAAGGCGGGGGATCACGCAGAGATCTATCGCGGCAGAACTAGGGGTTACGGCCGTCGCCGTAACCCAGGTGATCCACAAGAGGTCTCGCTCAGAGCGTGTAATGGAGGCTATCTCAAAAAAAATCGGGATAGAGACAGCCGAGGTATTCCCAGAATTTTTCCCCCGGAAGAGGCCCGCAACTTAATAAGTAAACCAATGAGCGTAAAAAATCAATGTCTAAGCGATCGGAAAAATTAGACCCTCGCCAACTAAGCTTCGATTTTGACAAGAAAATCGAGGAATACACCTCCCTTAGATCCGAATTAATCAACCCTCCTGCAGCCCCCAAAAAAATCGAGAGCTGTGAGGAGGCTTGTATTGAGATCGCGGCCGCTATAAAGCGGGCGATCCGGGCCTCAGGGATGAGTCGAGAGGAGATGGTTGACGCCATCAATGAGTTCTTTGGCTGGTCCCCTGGGGGTCGAGGGAAGACATTGTCAATACATATGCTTAATCACTACCTGAGTAAGCCTGCCGCATATCCTATACCTACCTTTTACCTGTTTGCGATCCAACATATAACAGGCTCCTTGGAGCCCACCCGCGTCCTGGCAGAGGCCGAAGATGCCCGGATTATCTCGGGAGACGAGGTGAGGCAAATGGCGTTGGGTAAGCTGGACGAGACGATCCTGGAAATGCAAAGGTTAAAGCGCGAGCTGAGGGGACGGAGGAGATGAAAGAGCGTGCTGCGAGGATGGCCCAATTGTATGTGCCGTGGGTTACGGTGCGCTTAATTGCAGAGGTGTTAGGGGTTACGGAAAGAACAGCGCAAAGATGGGCTAAAAAGGAAGGGTGGAAAGGGATAAAACTGAATAAACGCGGAGATACAGTCTATTTCTTTGAAACTCTCCCTCCAAACATCCAGAAGGCTCTGGCGGCTAAAGTGGATGTGTCTCCCGCGATAATTCCTGAGCTTGCCCCGGAGGCGGCCCTGGAGCCGGCTAAAAAGATTATAAACACTCCTACTATTAAAGGAATAGCAAATACCATGCCAGACTGGTCCCCCGAACGGGCGATCGGTCCGGACGTGATGCGTAATAAAAATGTTGAGAAGTGGGCCCGAATCGTCCAGGAGGCTCAGGCCGTGCCCCCTGGGTGGAAAAAGAGGGCCTGGATGGAAGCCGTGGCGGCGAAACACGGCACCACGTTTCAGACCGTTTACCGCCGCATCAAACGCTACGAGGAAGCGGGCCTGGCAGGGCTCGTCCAGACCAAGCGCACCAAGGGGTCTCCCAAGGCCTGGGACGACCAGGCCCTGGACTGGTGGATCGGCCTGGTGCTCAAGCGGGAGCACCGCAAGATCGACCGTAGGGTCCTCTACGGGATCCTTTGCCAGGAGGCGGCTTCCCAGGGCTGGCGGATCGGCTCGTATGAATCGGCCCTGTGGTGGCTCAAAAAAAAGGTGACTCCGCAGCTCCTGGCCCTCCAGCGCGGAGGCCTCCGTGCCCTTGACAACACCCTGCCGCCGGTGCTCAGGGACTACTCGGATCTCGAGCCTTTCGAGATCCTGGTGGGCGACCAACACAGGTTCGATTTTTGGGTCGTGGACGAGGAGACCGGCGAGGTGTTCCGGCCGGAGGGGTACTTCTGGCAGGACCTCCGGACCCGTCTGTTTTTCGGCGGGGCCCTTGACCGCAAGTATGACTCATATCTGATCGGCCTGGCCCTGCGCATGGGGCTCATGGTGTACGGGGCATTTGGCTCCATCTACACCGACTGGGGTAAACCCGAGACCAGCCGCTACCTCATGGGCATCATGAGGGACATGCGGACCATCGGGCTTGGAGTTGAGCGAGAGGTTGACGCCCCACTTGGGGCTGATGGAGACCCGGAGGAGATCAATCCCCTTGCCATCATTCCCGGGACCCACAAAAAGGCCATCGTCCGCAACGCCAAGGCCAAGATGATAGAGGGTACATTCAGTACGCTCGAGGGTATTCTCCGGAGCGAGTTCCGCGTGCCCGGGTACGTCAAGGACCTGGGCGGTCCGGCCGAGGAAAACGAGGTCGACCAGAAAGAGATCGAGCGCCTGGCCAAGGCGGGTAAGCTCCTGACGTTTTGGGAGTTCGCCAGAGTCGTAATGCGCGCGATGGATTATTACAACAATGAACGGCCCCACCGGGGTGTCCGGAAGGAGTGGAGGGGCCGGCCGAGGCCCAAGGCTCCCACCCCGATGGACGCCCTCAGGAATTGCTACACCCGGGGCTGGCGGCCCGGGCCGGTCTCACAAGAGGCCATAGACCTCATCTTCCTGCCCTCCGCCCGGCGCACCGTAGACCGCGGCCGCATCACATTCGAGCGAGAGTACTACGAGCACGATGCCCTGGTTACCCTGAACGGCGAGAGGGTTGAGTGTCGCTATGACCCGCTCGACCCGGGCTGGCTCCTGGTCTTCCGCGAAGGCCGCTATCTTTGCACGGCCCGTCCCGTGGAGTACAGCTCCATGAAGGACCGCGAGCTTGCCTCGCGCAAGATCCATGAGAAGCGCAGGCGGCGCAAGGGCTTTATCCTTGAGTACAAGCGTTACACAAGCGCAATACCTGATTTCAGGCGGTTTTCCAAAGTGCCTGCCATTGAGAAGGCCGCCGCCTTGGTGGGCAAGGAAAAGCGGCGGCGCCTTGAGGAGCGGAAAAAGCTTGCTGAACCCACAGCAGAGGAAATCCAGGCTGCAGTTGAGCGGATCGAGAACTACCGCCCCGCGCCGGTCCGGCCGATATTTGCGAGCAAGCGCGACCGGTACCAATGGATCCTGGAGCAAGAGGCCGCGGGGGCGCGATTAAGAGAAGAGGACCTGGCCTTCAGGGCCGACTTTGAGTCGTCCCTTGATGACGATACAAGGGAGTATTGGCAAGTCTACAAAGAGGGCTTGAGGATACAGGAGGCCGCAGGATGAAAGACGTGTTCATCTCCACCGGGAACTTCCAGAAGTTCGAGGCTGTTTTCAACGACTTGCGGGCCAACCGCTACGGGGTCGATATGGCCGCGGCAATAGGCCGGGCAGGCCGCGGCAAGACAACCGCCTGTCAACGGCTGGCCACCCAGTATGCAGAGGCAATCTATGTCAGGCCGCTTGACTTCGGCTCGCCCGTGGCGGTGCTGCGCGAAGTGGCCTTTGCGGTTGGTGGTGTGCGGCCCCGCGCCACGGCCGCCTGCTATGATGTCATGAAATCAGAGCTGTCGAACGGGGCCCGCGTCATTATTGTTGATGAAGCTGATCGCCTGGGCCTCAAGCATCTGAACGCCTTACGCGATGTATCGGATCACTTCACCGCCCCCGTAATCCTGGTGGGAGAAGAACCCCTGGCCCACAAGCTGCGCCAGGAGCGCAGGCTCTACTCACGCCTTCGCGACACTCTGACTTTCGGGCCCATCACACCGCCGGACGTGCTCTTCTTCTACCGCCGCGCCCTTAGACAGGCTCTCACGCCGGCCCAGTCCGCGAGGTTGGCTCGGCATGGCGAGGGAGATTTTCGGTTGGTCATAAAAGACGCCCTGAAAGCTGAGCGCATTATGACGGCCACAGGCCTCAAGGAAATCAACGATCGGGTAGTGGACGAGGTGTGTAAATGAGCCGCACCGGCATGGCCCGGATGATACGCGAGGCGGCGGCCAGGCTTGGCACGTTCAGCGTGCGCGAGCTGGCCGATGCCATAGGGGTGCAGGCATACGGCGATGTGCGCAAGGTACGGACGGCGCTTCAGGATTTCCGCCGCCGCGGCGAGATCCTGCATCCGGCCCGCGGTTGCTGGGAATACCGAGGGAGATCCGCGGCCCGCGGGAAGGTCAGGGCGAAGATATATCGGGCCATGCATACAAGCAGAATATTCTCTGTTAAGAGTATAACGCTCCTTACGGACGCGGATTGCAGTTACATCCGCGCCGTCATCCGGGAGCTTATTGCATCCGGGGAGATAAGGGTTTCAGGAGCCCGCCACTTGTCATCGGGCGGGAAGAGACCTTTTTACTGCATCGCAAACCCTGACGATTTTTACCTCTCGCGTGTGAAGGGGGTAACGCGTGACGGATAAACGGCGACAGCGAAGAGGCCTCCTGGCGAAGGTGCATATCGCCAAGAAGGACCTCTGCATCCCTGACGAGGACTACCGGCTGATCCTGCGCCGGGAGTTCGGGGTCGCGTCATCCGCGGCCCTCAGCGACCGGGAACTCCAGGCCCTTGTCAGGTATTTCGAGGGCAAGGGCTGGGCGGCAAAGCCCGGCCCTGGCCGGGCCGACCAGCCGGCTGCCCTGCGCGAGCGGGCCCTGGAGCTCAAAGGGCAAATGGCAATGTCGGATCTGCGCTTTGCGCGCCTCTGCCGCAGTATTTGCGGTACGGACAGGCTCGAGTGGTGCAGTAATACGGGCCGCTTAAAGCGGCTCCTGGCGGTGCTCGGCAAGATAAGGAGGCAATCAGGATGAGCTACTCAAGTAAAGTTCTTGCGGTTCTTACGCGGCACGTGGGGCGGGAGAACGCCATCGGCATGGGCGAGCTCTACGCGCGCGTATACGGCCGCCCCTGGCGGAACCGCATTAATGACACGCGGGAGCTCCGCCGTATCATCACGGAGCTCCGCTACGACGGGGCCTTGATCGGAGAGACCCGGTCCCGCCAGGGGGGCGGTTATTATCTTGCCCGCTCCACCTCGGAGCTCGAGGAGTTCTTCTCCCGGCGGACCCGGGAAGCGATCAAGAAGCTCTACATGGTCTCCAGGATGAAGAAGATCGCCCTGCCCGAGATGCTCGGGCAACTGAGCCTGGAGCTCCAGGCCTGCCTGCCGTCCGCAGTCAGGCAGGCCTGCCTGCCGTCCGCAGTCAGGCAGGGAGGGGAGAAGGATGGAGCCGCGTGAACAAGCCGAGGAGCTGTTAGAGGAGCTGGGGTTACTGCGCCGGGAGCTCGCAGATCTTGAAGCTCAAGCGGAATCCGAGCTTGCCGCGGTGCGCGAGAAATACGCGGCCATGCTGTATATCTATAAGACTGATATCTCTGAAAAAGAAAAGGCTCTTAAAGCCCTCATGAAGGCCTACGACCCGGACCTCTTTGGGGGGCGCGACAAGGTGTCTCTGCCCCACGGCCTGCTGCTCCGCTCGGAAGGCTACAAGGTCCGCATCCCCCGAAACGCCCTGGCCCGGATCGAGGCCCAAGGGTGGACCGAGGCGGTCAAGGTGGTTAAGAGCCTTGACCGCGACGTGGTTGCCAAGTGGCCCGATAGCCGCCTCGCGGTGATCGGGGCAGAGAGGAAAAGGGTGGTGTCGTATGACTACGAAGTGAAGGAATGTAACAAAAAATGCGACAAAATCCGGGAAGACTATGAGCAGACGCATAAGGATAGAGCGGGGTATAGAGATCGTTAATAGGAGGAAATGCTCCGAGTGCAGGTATTATGGGGCCTTTGTCCTGCATTACCGGGGCGCGGGCGAATGCCTGTGTGACGAAAGCAACCATTACCGGCATGTCCTCGGGGCCGGGCACCCGGCATGCCGCCACTACTCGGGGAGGGAAGGTGCTCAGGAAATCAGCGCACTTTGACCAACGATGGCGAGAGGAAATCGGCGGGACCCCCCCGTCAGCCGCCGAGTTGAACGCGATGATGTCGGAATGCGTACTCCTGCAGAAATACAGGGACGTAACCAGCAAGCGGGGGCGGGCCATGAAAATAATGGCCCTGTACTGGCACCCGGACAGAAAACTGGTCCTGAAGGTGGACCTTAAAACGCGAAAAATAGTGACGGTATATACGCGGTACACGAAGGAAAATGCGGAAAGGCCGATAAGGCATGATGCTTACACCGCATTGATCGGGGGGATACCATGAAGTTGTACGAAGCGAGGGTGTGCGTGAATTGCGAAGAGATCTACACCGGCCAGGCTTGTCCCCGCTGCGGCGAGGACGGGTGGATGTTGAGCCGGTGGCTGCAGCCGATGATCTCTCCCCGGCGGCGGGAAGGGGAGGACATTGCTTGCCCCCAGGTACTGCCTACCCGATGGGCAGGCAGGGAGGTGACGGGTGGATCAAGTTGATTGTGAGACATGGCTCGAGGCCAATACAATCAAATGCCCCCTCGGCCGCGTGAGCCTCAAGCAGTGCGAAGCCCTGCGCCGGCGGCCGCGGTACGAACCCGGCGGGGCCGGGCTTTACAGGCCCGAGGCCTGTGAGGGGTGCACGGTTTGGGAGGACAAGATGCCTGAACAGCTAAAGAGGTGCTCGAAATGCGGGGAAGAAAAACCTGTAAGCGAGTTCTATCGCGACGCGAGGGCGCGCGATGGCCTGAAATCCAGGTGTAAGGAATGTTACGATGCAGCGCGCCGGCCCGACGGTCAGGCCTGTCTGCCGGCCAGGCAGGCCTGCCTGCCGTCCGCAGTCAGGCAGGCGGGGAGGCGTAATCCCCCGCATGGGGAAGAAACGTCCCCTATGCGATGCTCCAAGTGCGGGCGCAGCCTGCACTGGGTCAATGACGACCAATCATACGTGGAGGGACACTACTCCACGCCGGATGGCGTCTACTGCATGGCCTGCTATGACGCCCAGGGCGGAGCCTTGTGGATGCGGGCCTTTGGTTTCGAAAAATGATGACCGATTGGAAATTTTACGCCGACGAATTAATGAGCGAGGAGTGCTGGTGCGGCAGGGAGAAGAGGCGGCACTACTCATTCTGCTGGCGATGTTACAGGAAATTGCCGGCCGATCTACAGAAGGCCCTGTACCGGAAGATCCCCGCCTGCCTGCCGTCCGCAGTCAGGCAGGCCTGGCTGTCGGGCAGGGGCGAGGGATACGAAGATGCTTATGAAGAGGCGGTAAAGTATCTGGAGACTGTCTCATGATGAAATGCCCTTACTGCTCAAAAGAATTTGACCCGCGTGAGGCCCAAGCCGAGGCCGAGTGGCGGGAGATCATCGCCCTGCTGCCGGCGTTCGGTCCCCACTCGCGGCTGGCCTTTGAGTATTGCGAAAAATTCGGGGTGACCCCGCTCCGGATCCGGACGAAGAAGCTGTTGCGGCTCCTCGGGGAAGTGGCGGCATTGTTCCGCGGTGAACGGTTTGCCTACAACCGTAAAGAGTACCGGATCAGCGGGGCGGGCATCGCCGAGGCCCTGAAAACCGTTTGCAACAAGCATTTCGATCGGCCGCTCGAAAACCACAATTACCTGAAAAAGGTAATGATATCCATATCGGAGCGGGAGGCCAGGGAGCGGAGCATCCGGCAGGAGCGGGAGCTCCGCAAAAGGGAAGAGCTGCTCAGGGGCGGGATCCGGCCTGCCTGCCGTCCGCAGTCAGGCAGGCCTGACTGCGGACGGCAGGCAGGCGGGGAGGAGGGCGGGATATCGGCCGAGGAGTACAAGCGCCGGGCGGGGATCCGGAGCCTGGCCGAGATGGTGAGGGGAATGGAGTGAGGGTAATCTGGAAAAAATGGGGTGGCTTCGGGATAGGTGTTTGGCGCGTTAATATCCATCTCGCTGGCACCAGATATCAACATGTATGGACGATAGCTTTGGGGCCGTTGTGTGTTTATATCCTCGAGGCAAACTTGACAGCAAAAAACCGCGCCAGGGGGGCGGGACATGTTCACGATTCCGTGAACGAAGAGGCTTAAAAAGTCTCTTTCAGTTCCCTCTTCTCTCCCTGGCGCGGTTGAGGTTAAATTTTTACAGCATGTTTTATGTTGGATTTCAAGTTTTTTTCAAGGATGCCTCACAAGCGCGGAGGATCCAGTCTCGAATCGATGTTTTTTCCTTGGCCGCCGCCTCTTTGATGGCGGCGTGAAGGGCGCCGGGCATGTCGCGGACGAGGAAGTCAACCTTCCCCTCCGCCTCTTTCTCTTTTTTTTCGTCCTCGTAAAGCTCAAGGAGCTTGCGGAGGTGCTCCTCCGCCCGGGGATCGTCGAATCCCCTCTCCACGTCGTCCAGGGCTTGCAGGTATGCCTGTCGCCCATCCTGGCGGATCAGGCGCGTTTTGGATATGGCCCTGCTGTACCTGACACCTCTTAACCCGGGGTTGCCGATGCCATACTCATTTTCCCCGATTTCCAGGGCCTCGGCCAGCCATTCGGCCAAGGCCTTGTCTTTAGTAATAATCCATGTGTGCCAGCGGTCGTTTTCCCATGCGGATGTTGTTTGCACAAAATACGTGGCCATTGTTTATACCTCCTTGTTTTTCGGGCGCCCCGGCGTTTTCCCGGGGCGCCAGGTTGAAGGGTTACCAGGCTTTAGTTTCTGCGAATTCCGGGTCCAGATCACAGTACCGGATCAGGAATTCCAAAGGTTCACAGGGGGCAAGCTCGCTGTGGACCTGCTCCCTGATCTCAGGGTCCATCAACTCGGCGATAGCATCTAATTGCTCTTGGTCTATACCGTGTTTTTTGAAGTGCTCTAACAACATTTTGTCTCTCCTTTCTCCGTTTGATCTTGATTATAATGATAATCAAGGTAATCAAGAATGTCAAGAAAAAAATGCACAAATAAAAAATTTTTTTGAGTGTTGACTCTTGCATCTCGTTTTTTTAATATAAACACAACATATTGCGCGGCTGATAAAGCCGCACACAACAGATAGATAACGGGCAATCAGGTTAAGACCCGTCCCCAATCGAGCGCTACTGTTACCCTCGATGGGGACGGGTCTTTTTTGTTTCCGGGGGCGGGAAATGGTCGACCAATCACTCGTTGACCGCAGGTTTTGCCGCAGCCGCTGCTGCGCGTACCACAAGCCCAACACCGTTAACCGGGATTGGTGGTGCGGGACGATCTACGACCCGGATCCGGCCCGGAAAGGCCGGTGCCTGTGGGATAATCCGCCGTTACAACAGGAGAGATCAAGTGCAGATCAAATTCGTCAAACGCGGAGACCTTGAGCCGTACTATGGATACGCGGTGCCCCGGACCCAGACGGCATACGTCCGGGAAGATTTGAGGGGGCAATTCAAGAGGTTCGTCGTCGCCCATGAGACCTATCACCTCCGGGACAAGGCCCGGGGGTACTGGCGGAGGGAGTTCCGGGCGACGTTTCTCCTGGACTGGAGGTTTTTTCCGGGGTTCGTGGCCGCCATCATCAAGAACCTCACGCCGGCCAGGCTGAAACTTACCTGGCGGAGGATCCGGGGACATGCGCCGATCCCCAGATGCGTACAACGAGATATGCCATCACGTGCGTAACGGGCTCCTCGTCATCCGGGCCCTGTGCATGCAGGGGATGAGCGGCCGCATGGAGCCGGAGGAGGCCCTGCGGAAGATAGAGCACCGGGCCGCGGAGATGGGAGGCGCCCTGGAAAGGATTAGCGAGGGATATGGACCAAAAGTTTAAGAAGGCCGTCGCCGAGGTCCTCAGGTTTGAAGGCGGTTATGTCAACGACCCTGACGATCCGGGCGGGGAGACCAAGTTCGGGATCTCGAAACGCGCTTACCCGGACCTGGACATCAAGGCCCTGCGCATTGAGGAGGCGATCGAGATTTATAGGCGCGACTGGTGGGACCGGTACCGCTACGGCGAGATCCGGGACGATGATCTCGCCGCCAAGGTCATGAGCTGCTCGGTCAACCTGGGGCCGGCGAGGGCCCACAGGCTGCTGCAGCGGGCCAACAATTACAGCGGAGGCGACTGGGTGGACGTTGACGGCATTATCGGCAGCCTCACCCTCGCGGCGGTAAACAACCACCCTTCGCCCGGGTGCCTGCTCGCCGCATTCAAACTGCTCGTGGTGGAGTATTACGCCGATAAAGCCGACCTGAAATACCTCAGGGGCCTCATCAGGCGAGCGGTAAAGTAAGCAGACCGACGAGCAATTAGCGCCTGAAAGCCTTGACTTGCGGATTTTACGGCGGGCGAGAAGTTTAAATGCTCGCATAAAAATAAAAGCAGAAAGGGGAGAAGAAATGGAATTCCTGCTTACGTTTTCGATTCTCGCAATCGGGGTGATGGCCATCCTGCAACCCCTGGGCTCCCCCCTGGTCCGCCTCCTGGCGGGCCCCCTCCTGGCGGCGGTCGCCCTTACCCTGGCGCGGCTGCCGGGGTGGAGCTGGATCATCGTCATGGGGGGCCTGGGGGTAGTCATCCTCGTGCTCATGGCCCAGGCCATCGGCACGTTGTTCAAGCGGGGGTAACAATGGATCTCACGGGGCTCGGATCGGTGGCGGATTTTGCAAAGGCGGTCGTGGAGCGGGTTTTCCCTGCCAAAATGACGGATGCCGAGAAGGCGTCGGCACAGCTCACGCTCCAACAACTGCTCGAGCAGCGGGAGAGCGCGGTAATCGAGGCGCAGCGGGCCGTCATAGTGGCGGAGATGCGCCAGGGCGACGCTTTCACCAAGCGGGCGCGGCCTGCGATGGTCTACGCCGGGCTCTTCTTCATCTTCCTCGTGCATGTCGCGTTTCCGATCCTCACTTGGCTGACAAAGCAGACCCTGCCCGACCTGGCCCTGCCGGACCAGTTCTGGTGGGCCTGGGGGGGCGTTTGCAGCATCTGGGTGGTCGGGAGGAGCGCCGAGAAGAGGGGCGCGACCGGCAAGCTGGTGGGGATGGTAACGGGCAGCAAATGACAAGCGCCGGGACCCTTATGGACGCCAAGGCATGGATAGATATTGCGCAGTGGACGTTCAACGTGCTTATAGCAATCTGGGTGTACTTCTCCCGCCGCCAGGCCGCCACCAACAAGCGCGTTGATGATATCAATTCGCGTATCGAGGCGACGGAAAAAGACGTGATTAGGGTGCGGGAAAAGCTAGACCAGCAGCCGAGCCAAAGACAGTTCGAGCTGCTGGGCCGCGACATCCGGTCCCTCACGAGCGAGCTGGGGGAAGTTAAGGGGCGGCTGGAGGGGATCAACCGTGTTGCGGACCTGATGAACGAATTCTTGATCAACCAGGGTGGAAAAAAATGAGCGGCTTCCAAAAACTACTGGATGCGGACAGGCGCCTGGTCATCCTCAGGGCCTTACAGGAAGATTCCGGCTATGACCTGAACGAGTATGTGCTCCAGTCCATACTGGAGGCATTGGGGCACACGGTGAGCCGTGACCGGTTGAGGGCTGATCTCGCCTGGCTGGAAGAGCAAGGGCTTATCAGCTTGAGTGACGTTGCCGGCGTCAAGGTGGCGAAGCTTACCTCGCGCGGATCCGATGTCGCTGCGGGCCGGACGACCGTGCCGGGTGTCAAGCGTCCCAGGCCGGGAGACGGAGGCCTGTAATGCCGCAGCGCTCGACCATAGAGAGGTTGCCTGATGACATCAGGCGAAAGCTGCAGGAACTGCTCCGCGATCCGCGCGTAACGCAGCTCGAGGCCACTCGGCGCATCAACCGGATCCTGGAAGAAGAAGGCCGACCGGAGAGGATAAGCAAGAGCGCGGTCAACCGCTACGCTGTCAGGATGGAAGAAGTTGGTGCCAAGCTCCGCCAGTCCCGAGAGATCGCCAGCATGTGGATCGGCAGGTTGGGCGCGGCTCCCCAGGGCGAAGTGGGAAAGCTGCTCAACGAGATGATCCGAACACTGGCTTTCGAACTGACCCTCGACATGTCAGAGGGTTCCATAAATGCAGAGCCCAAGATGCTCAAGGATTTGGCAATCGCAATAGAGCGATTGGAGCGGGCCGCCACGACAAACCTCAAGCGCGAGCAGGAGATCCGGGCAAAGGAGCGCGAGGCAGCCAAGAAGGACGCAGTAGACACCCTGGAAAAGATCGCGGACGAGAAGACCATCCGCGAGTTCCGCAAGAGGTTCCTCTAGTGGGCAGGGCCAAGATAAAGCCAAAAAACCCTGATCGGCTTTTTTTGGAATACCAGGACGGCTGGATCGACGACCGGAGCCGCCTGAAACTCATGGAAAAGTCGCGGCAGATAGGCATTTCGTGGGCCACGGCCTATTCAGCGGTCGAGCGGACCGCGGCCCGCGAGGCCCGCTACGATCAGTGGGTCTCCAGCCGCGATGAGCTTCAGGCAAAGCTGTTTATCGAGGATTGCAAGAAATTTGCGGCCATGCTTCAGGCGGGGGTCAAAGACCTGGGCCTCATGGTAATCGACGAGAAGACCCACACATCGGCCTATGTGCTTGAATTTGCGAACGGGAAACGCATCCACTCCATGAGCAGCAACCCCGACGCCCAGGCGGGAAAGCGCGGGGGACGGGTGCTTGACGAGTTCGCGCTGCATCCCGACCCCAGGAAGCTGTGGGCAATCGCATATCCCGGCATTACATGGGGCGGAAGCATTGAGGCGGTCTCAACGCATCGCGGCAGCCACAACTACTTCAACCAATTGATCCGCGAGGTCCGCGAGCATGGCAACCCGAAGAAGATCAGCCTCCACCGGGTGACGCTCGAGGACGCCCTCGCCCAGGGCTTTCTCTGGAGGCTCCAGGAAACCCTGCCGGCCGACGATGAGCGGCAGGACATGGATGAGACCGAGTATTTTGACTTCATTCGTTCCGGCTGCCCTGACGAAGAGACATTCCAGCAGGAATACATGTGCAGGCCTGCTGACGATGATGTGGCGTTCCTGGAATACGACCTGATTGCTGCCTGCGAATACGGCGGCGGGGAGGGCTGGGAGATTGAGCTGGGCGACAAGGTGGAGGGGCGGTTCTACGGCGGCCTTGATATCGGCCGCACGCAGGACCTCACCGTGCTGTGGGTGCTGGAAGCGCTTGGAGACGTCCTTTATACCCGCAAGGTAATAGCTCTCAAGAATATGCCGAAACCCGAGCAGGAAAAGGTGCTGTGGCCGTGGCTGGAGGTCATCGACCGCACCTGCATCGACTACACGGGCCTTGGCATAGGCTGGGGTGACGATGCAAAGGCAAGGTTCGGCGAATACCGCATCGAGACCGTGACATTCACCCCGCATGCAAAGGAGGCCCTGGCCTACCCCGTGCGGGGAAAGATGGAAGACCGTAAATTGCGGATTCCCTACGATCCGCACATCCGCTCGGATCTGCGCGCTGTGACAAAGCAGACCACCGCGGCGGGCAACATCCGGTTTACGGCCGAGCGGACGAAGGACGGTCACGCGGACCGTTTTTGGGCCTTGGCCCTGGCTATTCACGCGGCATCCGAACCTGCGGGCCCCGTGGAATACGAGACCGTGCTGGAGCGCAGATTCGGAAATGCGCGAGGGTACTAGACCATGATCCTTGATCAGTTCGGCAGGAAAATAAAGACGAGCACACGGCCCGAGCGGCGCGGGATCGCTGCAGTCTCCATCCGGGATCGCTGGAGCGGATATCCGTCGGAGAGGCTCACGCCCGTGCGCCTGGCCCGGATATTCAAGGCCGCGGACCAGGGCGACGTATACTCCCAGGCCGAGCTCTTCGAGGAGATGGAAGAGAAGGACACGCATCTCTCCGCGGAGCTCCTGAAACGCAAGAACGCGGTAAACGCCCTGGACTTCGAGATCGTGCCCTACGAGGAGGGCCTCAAGGGCGCGCAGCGGCGGAGGGGGAAGAGCAGGCCTGATAAGGTCTGCGACTTCTGCCGCGACGTGATCTACTCCATGCCGACCTTCGAAGACTCGCTATTCGACCTCCTCGACGCCGTCGGCAAGGGGTTCGCGGCCCTGGAGATCATGTGGGACACGGACGGCGGCCGCGCCGTGGCGGCGGAGCTCAAGTGGATCCACCAGAAGAAGTTGATATTCACCGAGACCATGCACCCGCGGCTGGTAACCGATGGCCACCCCACGGGCGAAGTCATCCCGCCCTTCAAGCTTGTCTACCACCGCCACAAGGCCCGCAGCGGGTACGACACCCGGGCCGGGCTGCTGAGGGTGTGCGCATGGATGTATTTGTTTAAGAACTACTCCCTGAAGGACTGGGTGGCCTTCAGCGAGGTGTTCGGAATGCCTCTGCGCCTCGGCAAATACGACCCGGGCGCGAGCAAAGAAGACAAGGGCGCCCTGGTGGCGGCCATCCGCTCCCTGGGAAGCGATGCGGCCGGCATCATATCGAAAAGCACGGAGATCGAGTTTGTCCAAGCAGTAAAGGGCGCAAGCGGCGAGCTGATTTACAAGACCTTGGCCGATTTCTGCAACCGCGAGATGTCCAAGGTGATAATCGGCTCCACACTCACGACCGACGTGGGAGACAAGGGGTCGTATGCGGCCAGCAGGACCCACAACGAGGTGAGGCTCGACCTGGTCAAGTCCGACGCCTGGTCCCTGGCCAACACCCTGCGCATGCAGCTCTTGCGCCCCCTGGTGGGCTTCAACTTCGGGTGGGACACCCCGGTCCCCTGGTTCCGGTTTCAGCTCCAGGAGCCCGAAGACCTCAAGCAATTGTCAGAGGTCTACAAGAACCTCGTGGAAATGGGGCAGCCCGTATCTGCCGAGCATGTGAGTGAGCGGTTCGGTGTGCCGCTCCCGGAGGAGGGCGAGACCATTATCACGCCCCAGGGGCGGGGGACGGCCGTGGCGATGAAGCGAATTACGGCAAAATCGGGCCTCACGCCGCGAGAAGAAGGCCCGGCCGATACATTAGAGGCGCTGGGGCGAAAAACGCTCTCAGCGGCCAAATTTGACGGCCTCATGGGGCCGGTGGAAGAGCTGCTCGGGTCCGTATCGTCCCTGGAAGAGTTCCGGGACCGGCTCCTGGATCTCTACGCCGACATGGACGAGTCGGAGGTGGGAGACCTCATGCAGCGGGCCCTGACCCTCGCAGATCTATCGGGGAGGTTCGATGCCGCCGAGCGCTAAGTACATGGACCTGCCCTTTGACGAGGCGATCGAGTACTTCCGTCGGAAGGTCAACCTGCCGACCCGCAGTTGGCGGGACCTGTGGGAAGGCATGCATTCACGGGCCTTTGTGGTGGCGGGAGCGATGAAATCGGAACTGCTCGCGGACCTCTATGATGCTGTAAACAGGGGAATCAAAGAGGGCACGACCCTTGAGGCATTCCGCGAGGATTTCGACAAAGTCGTCCGGCGCCACGGCTGGAAGTACAAGGGCGGCAAGGGCTGGAGGACCGCGGTGATCTTCAACACGAACCTCTCGGTGGCCTATCACGCGGGCCACCACAAGCAGATGACCGACCCGGACGTACTCCGCGCTCGCCCCTACTGGCGGTACGTGGCGTCATCTTCGGCCGAGCCGCGCCCCGAGCACATGCGCTGGTACAACGTAGTGCTCCCGGCCGACGATCCCTGGTGGAAGACCCACTACCCGCTCAACGGCTGGGGCTGAAAATGCGGAGTGGTGAACCACTCCGCCCGTGAGGTGGAAAGGCTGAAAAAGCAGGGCGAGGACATCAGGGAGCAGGCCCCCGATGACGGCCATTACGAGTGGACCAACCCGGACACGGGCGAAGTCCTGCAAATACCCAACGGCATTGATCCCGGGTGGGCCTACAACCCGGGGGAGGCCGCGTGGGGGAGGAAGATTGCAAAAGACGCTATGGATGCCTGGCGCGCCCAAGGCGCCAAGGCATGGGAAAGGCTTACCCCGGGGAACTGGGAAACATACGGCAGACCGGCCAAAATCCCGGTCGATGTACCAAAAGCCAGCGTGGGGCCCGCATTGAACACGGTTTCTGCAGCGGTGCGGGCGGTCAAAAGGATGCTGGGCGGCGAAGAAAAGGTGTTTTCGTTCCACAGGGGCCCTTTTCGATACGACGTGCTGGTAAACGCATCGAGCCTGGCCGAACACGTTGACCTTAACAGATCGGGGTTTTTGCCCTTTTTGCCCGAAGTCTTGCAAGATCCCTATGAGATCTGGCTGAGCTTCGAGCGGCATAAGGGGACTGGCAAGGTTGTTTTGCGGCAACGGATTATCAAGGCAGTGCGTTTGGACAAAAATCGGGGCGTGCTTCTTGTGGCGCAGTCTAAAAATGGCGTCATGGAGGCATGGACGATGGTCCCGACTTCTGATTTCAAGTACTTGAACAGGCAGAGACGGGGCAAGCTGGTATGGGCACGGCAATAAAGATGGGGATCTCAGGCCCCGCAGCAACCCGGATCGCCCGGCTCCGGCATACCTGCCTGCAGCAGGCAGGGAGGCTGCGGCTCGTACCGGAACCATCGTTTAAGAAATTTTAACAAAGATGGAGAGGAAAGTCAAGTGGCAGGGGCCGTTATAGACCTGGAGATGAAAGACAGGGAGATAAGGGAGGTCCTGGGGCGGATCCAGCGTCGCATGGACGACCTTGCCCCTGCCATGAGGATCCTCGGGAACATCGTCCGCACCTCGGTTATCCGCAACTTCGAGGCGGGCGGCAGGCCCCGCTGGAAACCCCTCTCCCCCGTGACCCTGGCGGGAAGAAAGGGCGGCAAGATCCTCATGCGGCAAGGGTTTGCCGGGGGGCTCGCGGGCAGCATAAACGTGCGTGCCGAGAAGGACCGCGCGATCGTGGGCACCAACAAGGCATATGCCGCCGTGCATCAATTCGGCGCGCGGAAAGGATCTTTCGGGACGTTTACGTTCCGCGTCCGGGAACACATGAGGAAACTGGCAGGCAAGCACATAAAGGTCCGCGAACATACGCGCACCATGAGCCTGCCCTGGGGCGACATCCCGGCCAGGCCCTACCTCATGGTCCAGGACGAGGACTGGGTGGAGATGAGGGAGGCCCTGCAAGAGTACATCACCGGAGGCAAGAGATGAGAATGTTTGCGAGTACATGTGCAGGCAAAGACATGGGCGGTAACCCGCCCGAGTGGTTTCAGGTGTTCCCGGCGGGGCGGGTCGAAATCCTGGACGACGATCCCGCGCTGATGGACGAGGAGGCGGCGCAAGCAGTGATCCGGCGTTTCAACGGCCTGGGGCACGACATGGTGATCGATTACGAGCACCAGACCCTGAGCGGCGAGCGGGCCCCTGCCGCCGGGTGGATCACGGAGCTCGAGTGGCGGGGCGACGAGGGGCTCTGGGCCCGGGCCCGGTGGACCGAGGACGCGGCCGGGTATCTCTCGCGGGGAGAGTACAGGTATTTCAGCCCGGTTTTCGTGGTCCGAAAGCCGGACCGCCGCATCATCGAGCTGTACAACGTTGCGCTGACCAACCAGCCGCGAATGAAGAACCTCCGCGCGCTGGTTGCAAAACACCAACCCGAAAAGGGAGGAGAGGAGGAAGGAGAAATGCTCGAAAAGTTGAAGAAATTATTGAACTTAAAGGACGATGCCGGCGAAGACGAGGTCCTGGAGGCCGCAAAGGCCCTCAAGGCTAAGGCAGCCGACGGGCCGGCAAAGGACGCTCCAGCGGCCTGCAAAGAGGTGCTGGACGCCCTGGGGATCGAGGGGGAGCCTGACAAGCAGACGGTGGTCTCCAAGATCGAGGCCCTGAAGGCCCCGGCGGGCGTGGCCGAAAAGCTGAGCCTCGAGGTGGCGGAGCTCAAACGCACCATCGCCAAGATGAAGCAGGATGACCTGGTGGAGCGGGCCCTGAAGGAAGGCAAGATCTCGCCCGAGGAGCTGGAGGCCTGGGGCCGGGACCTGGCCGAGAAGAGCCCCGAGCAGTTTGAAAAGATCGTGCTCTCCCGCCCCGCCGGCAGCGTAATACCGGTGGAAGGGCTCAAGCCCAAAAAAGAAGACGATGACAAGACGGACGAGGTCCAACTCAGCATCAACAAGATGCTTGGGATCGACGAGGAGACCTGGAAGAAGTACGGCCCGCAGGCGGAAGCGTGAAACGTGAGACGGGAGACGTAAAACGTGAGACGTAAAACGTGAGACGTAAAACGTGAGACGTAAAACGTAAAACGTAAAACGTAAAAAGGAGGCGAAAGATGGCACTTACCTCTGACAGGAAGACCCCCATGAGGGATGGAGAATCCATAGCGCTGGAGGTTGCGGCAAGCACAAAGATATACGCCGGCGGCATGGTGGCGGTGAACTCCTCGGGCTATGCCGTGCCGGCGGCGGACGCCGCGGGGCTTAAGGTAATGGGCCGGGTTGAGGAGTATGTGGACAACAGCGCAGGGGGCGATGGTGATAAAACCGTGATGGTGCGGCGGAAAAAGGCTTTCAGGTTTAAAAACTCCTCCAGCAACGCGGTAACCACCGCCCATATCGGCTCTGATATCTACGTGGAGGATGACGAGACCGTCTCCTCCAGCGGCGGCACCAACAATATCAAGGCGGGTAAATGCCTGGGCGTTGAGACAAGCGGCGTCTGGGTGGAAATCGCTTAGGAAAGGAGGACGCAAGATGATAATCAACCAAGCGGTACTCGAAGGAATATACATGTCCTTCTCAACCATTTTCCGGGAGGCCTTCGGCGCCGCCCCCAGCCAGTGGGAGACGGTCGCCATGCGCGCGCCGTCTGCCGGCCGTAGCGTGGATTACAAGTGGCTCGGCGATTTCCCCATGATGAAGGAATGGGTAGGTGAGCGCGCAATAAAGGATCTCAGTGCGTTCTCCTACGAGATAACCAACAAGAACTACGAGTCCACCATCGAGGTGGACCGGAACGACATCCAGGACGACCAGATCGGCGTCTACTCCCCGATGGTCCAGGGCCTGGGCTCGGCCGCCAAGCAGCACCGGGACGTCCTCGTGTTCGGGCTGCTGAAGCAGGGCTTCTCGACCCCCTGCTACGACGGGCAATACTTCTTCGACACCGACCACCCGGTTGGCGGACAGAGCGTGAGCAACTTCGGCGGCGGATCGGGTACGCCGTGGTTCCTCCTGGACCTCTCCCGGCCCGTCAAGCCACTCATCCTCCAGGTGCGGCAGGAGCCGGAGTTCGTGGCGATGGACCGCCCCGACGATGAGCACGCCTTCATGCGCCGCAAGTTCCGCTACGGCGTCGATGATCGAAAGAACGTTGGTTTCGGCTTCTGGCAGATGGCATACGCCAGCAAGGACACCCTCAACTCTACCAATTACGCAGCCGCCAGGGCGGCCATGATGGAGTTCAAAAATGACGAGGGCGCGCCCCTTGGAATCATCCCCACGCACCTGGTGGTGCCTCCTACGTTGGAGGAGGCAGGCAAGAAAATCGTCGAGACCGAGAACGACGCCGCGGGTGCTGGCAACCCGTGGTACGGCACGGCCAAGCTGCTAGTAGTGCCCTGGCTGGCGTAAGGTAAGCGCGATAATCGAAATCACATTTACAAAAAAATCGACAAGGAGGAAAACATGAAAGTAAGAGTATCGTCCTTCCCCGCGAGGTTCCGCCGCGCAGGGATCGAGTTCTCGCGCGAGCCGAAAGAGATCGAGGTTGACGAGAAGACCGCGGAGATCCTCAAGGCCGAACCCATGCTCAGGGTCGACGTGGTTGAAGAAGACGACCCCAAGGGGAAGAAGGGCAAAAAGGAATAACCTGAGATGGCTTATTGCACCCTGGAAGACATCCTTACCCAGCTCGACGAAGATACCCTCATCGAGCTGACCGACGATGCCGGGGCCGGCACGGTAAACGGGGCCGTGGTGGAGCGTGCCATCGCGGATGCGGACGCGGCAATCGACGCATACTGCCAGGGACGTTACACCCTGCCCCTGTCTCCCGTGCCCCCCATGATCCGCCGCATCAGCGTGGACATGGCGATCTACCACCTCTACTCGCGCCGTGGGGACGCGGCGCCCGAGACCCGGCGTGACCGCCACAGGGACGCCGTCAGGTTCCTTCAGCGGGTCGCGGAGGGCCAGATCCGCCTGGGGGCGGAAAGCCCCGCAGCCAGGGACAGCGCCGCGAGCGTGGAGATCGACTCTAATACTAGAGTCTTCTCTCGCGAGCGAATGGAGGGCTACTGATGCCATACACCATAGAGCAGATAGAGGCCGCGGTGATCCAGGCCCTCGAGCCCTTGAGGCAGTCCCTCGGCATCCGGGAGGTAAAGACCTACCAGGGCGAGATCGACAGCGAGGACGACCTCAAGTCTCTGGCGAGGCGGTTTCCCGCCATATACGTGATATACGGCGGGTCCCGCTACCCGGAGCAGGGCGTCGTTACCAGGGAGGTGATCGATATCCACGTCATCGTCTGCGACCGCAACCTGCGGAGCGCTGATGCGGCCCGGCGCGGCGGGGCCGCGAATCCAGGCACTTACGCGATGCTCGCCGCCGTCCGCGATCGGCTCCACGGGCAAAAGGCCGGGCTCGGCGGCCTGGTCTCGTTCCGGCTCCTCGAGGAGGCGCCGGTCTGGTACGGCCGCGGGGTGTCGATCATCGCCGCCCGGTACGAGACCGGGCAAAAACGATAGGAGGAAGCAGTCATGCCTCAAGCAGAAGGCGCACAAGGGCAAATATTGCTTGCCGAAGAGACAACGTACAACCAGGACCCGAGCCCGCTCGACGCGGTGGTCCTCCCGTTCGCCAGAGAGACTCTCGGGATGAGGCGCAACCGCATCGAGCGGGAGACCATCACCAAGAACCGCAACAAGCGCATGCCCAAGCGGGGCAAGCAGGACGTTACCGGAGACATAACGGTCGAGCTCAACAACCACGCTCACGCCTATCTCCTCAAACACCTGCTCGGCTCGGTGGCCACCGCGGGCTCATCGGCCCCTTACACCCACACCTTCAAGGTGGGGCCCCTCCCGGTGGGCCTGGTAATCGAGAAGGGGTTCACCGACATCGGCGAGTACTTCAAGTACAACGGTTGCAAGGTGGCCCGCGCGGCGTTCGACTTCAGGGATGAGGGTATCATCGCACCCGTCTTTACGCTCCAGGGGAGCGGCAAAGAGACGGTGTCAGGCACCCCGATGGACGCTGACCCGGTCGAGCTCGCCGACGAGGTGTTCGACGGCTTCGAAGCGTCGATCGAGGAGGGGGGCGCGGAGATCGCCACGGTGACCGAGGTGAACTTCGAGGTCAACAACGACCTCGACCCCGGAGGTTACACCGTGGGGAGCCAGGGGATCAGGCATAAGCTCTCCGCCGGCTTCTGCGTCGTCACCGGCAACCTTACCGCCATGTTCGACTCGGTCGCCCTCTACAACAAGGCGGTCAACCACACGGAGAGCAGTCTCAAGATCACTCTTACACGCGATACTGACAACAGCATCGAGTTCCTGATCCCCGAGCTGGTCTTCGACCCCGAGGCCCCGGTGATAGAAGGCCCCAGGGGGGTGCTCGTCCGGCTGCCGTTCATGGCCTACTACGACGATTCAGGCGAGCAGACGTCGATACAGGTAACCGTCAAGAACGACATGGCAACGATAGGGTGAGGAGATGAACGAATATTTTGAGCGGTTGAAGGATAAGGTGCGCCCGCTGACTTACAAAGAGGTGAGGGGCTTTTTGGACCAAGGGATAAGGTTTAATGCCCTCACAGTCGAAAATGCGGATGATGCGCTCGTGAAAACTCTTGAAACCCAATTTACGCCCGAAGAAGTCGGGCGACTCCCATATCCCGAGGCCCTGAAGCTCTTCAGGGAGATCTTAAGGGCCACATTCGTAAGTGATTCCGACTTAAAAAACTCGTCGACGCCTGGCGGTGGTGGTCCGAAGGCGGACCAGAATACTGCCGGGCCTGCAGAAAACGGCACGAGCGCAGGGGCGGAAGGCTCGAATGTGAAAACTGCGTGGCCCGAGCCCCAAATATCTTGAGGCAGAATCGCGATGCCTGGAGGCTTTGGCTGTTGTCCAACACTCAATGGAGATGCGGCCCCGCCGGCATCCTTGGCCTTGATTATCCCGCCGCTTTCAGGATTGCCGAACTGCACGGGATCCCCGTGACGCCGCAATTGCATATACGGCTCATGGCCCTTGAGGCCGAAGCTTTAAAGGAGAAGAAGTCGAAAAACAGGGGAAGCAAGAACTCCGATGTTCCGGAAAAACGCCGTTGAAATCATCATAACCGCTAAAGACCTGACGGACCGCGCTTTCAAGAGTGTTTACTCCGGCCTGGAGGGCGTTAAAAAGCGGGTATTCAGCCTACAAGGGGCTGTTACAACCCTTGTGGGAGGGTACGGCGCGAAGAGGCTGGTCGAGAGCTTCTTCGACGTAGGGTTAAGCGCCGATAGGATGAGTCGCGGCCTGGCCGCGGCAACGGGATCCGTTGAGGCGGCGGCCCGGGCCGAGATGTTCCTGAGGCAGGAGTCGGAACGCCTGGGCCTCGTCTTTGAAGATCAGATCAAAGGCTATAAAGGCATCGCCGCCGCTGCACGGGGAACCGCCCTGGAAGGCGAAGACGTCCGGGAGATATACCTGGGTATCGTCGAAGCCTCGACCGCGCTTCAGCTTTCGCAAGAAGAGACCAGGGGGGCGCTCAATGCGGTCACCCAGATGATCTCAAAGGGTAAGGTGCAGGCTGAAGAGCTGAGGGGGCAGCTTGGCGAGCGCCTGCCGGGGGCATTCCAGATAGCCGCCCGCGCGATGGGCGTGACCACCGCCCAACTCTCCGACATGCTCGATAAAGGGCAAATCATTTCGGAGGAATTCCTGCCCCGATTCGCAAAGCAGTTGAGAGATGAATTTGCGGACAAGGTGAAGGATGCCGCCAACAGCGCCCAGAGTCAGATCAACAGGCTCCAGAACACCTGGTTCGATCTTCGCAAAACAGTAATGGAATCAGGGGTGACAGACGCCTTTGCCGAGTCGATCAAAGAGTTAAACCAGGAGTTGAAAGACTGGACAGGTAATAACCGCGAACTTATCAGACAGAAGGTCCCCGAGTATATTAAGGAAACAAGAGAGGCCCTGGAAGGGATTTGGGATATCATTAATTATGATTCGGCCATTATCGAGTGGGGCATAGTTGGCCTTGCGTTTGGGGGCAAAAAAGGAGCGGTTTTAGTCGGCGGCATGGCTCACATGAAGGCATGGGCGGAAAATTTAGGAAAGGCCCTTGGTATGGCATCCGCCGGAGTTTTGGATTTTAAAGAAATCGCAACGGCCAATTTTAAGGAATTGGAAGCATTGGTCGAAAAAGGAGAGCTTCTTCTCCAAGGTCCTTATTATCGCGGAAAAATTCCCCCGCGCCCAAAAAACAACACGGGAAACGGTGAAACATTCAATTCTTCAGGGAGAGCAGGCGAAAAAAACTCAATAAAAAAACATTTAGAAGAAATAGCAAAAATCAGGGCGAAGGCCCTCCAAAAAATTAGAGAGCAGGAAGCAAAACTGATCTATGAGCCTGCCCCTCCCCTGCTCGCATTTGAGGCCGAGGCGGACCTCAGGAAGATCCTGGAAGATAGGGCGAAAAAACACGCCGAAGAGGAAAAACGCCTCGCGGCCGAGCGGGCCCGGGCCTATCGCGAGATGTACCGCGACATGGGGGCGGAGGGCAAAAAATACTATGCCTACCAGGTGCAACTGCTCCAAAAGCAAAAGGAGCAGTACGTCAAGGTCACGGGCGACCAGGAGCTCGTGGCGGAATGGTTCTCTAAGAAGCTGAAAGAGCTCAACCGCGAAAACCTCCTCTCCTACGGCGGTTTTCTCGATGGCATCCGGGTGGGGCTCGATGACACGGCAGAGGACCTCCGCTCCTGGGCCGAGCTCGGGAAATCCCTGGTCGAGGACATGGCCTCGGGGTCCCGCAACGCCATAAGCGACATACTGTTTGACGGCCTGACCGGAGAGCTCAAAAGCCTCTCCGACTACTGGGACGCCACCTGGAAATCAATGGCCCGCAAAGCCACGGACTACGTGGCCGAGTTCGCCACCTCGGCCCTGGCGGGCCTGGCGAAGAAGTACGCGGGCCCGGCCATAAGCGGCGTGGCCTCGTGGGTCAAGGGCCTGTTCGCCCACGAAGGACGATGGGAGATCAAGGAGGACGAGGTCCCGATCATAGCACAACGGGGCGAGATGATCCTCCCCCGGGACGTGGCAGAGCCCCTGAGACGGATGCTCGAGAGGGGCAACATCCACGACATGCAAGAACTCGTGAGGGGCATGGCCGCGCCGGCGGGCGCCGGCGGCCTCGCGCTGCTTGGAAGGGGGCTTGGGATAGGCGAAGGCGTATCTCCCCTCGAGGCGGTCATCCTGGCCGCACAATCTGCCCTCGGTAACCCCCGAGGAACAGTGACCGGGCTGATCGAAAACGTGCTTGGAGAAGTAATCGGCTATAAGAGCGCCCCCGGCACCTGGGCGGACGATGTAGGCTCGATCATTGGCAGCATCCTCGGCACCATGACCCTCGGCCCCGGTTTCGGAAGCACAACCGGATCAGTCCTCGGCGGGACCCTGGCCTATGGCCTGGCGGATCTTTTTAACGCCCGGGGGCCTTACGAGGCACTGATGGACGCCCTGGAGGATGCGGGCCTTGGTTGGAGCGGGTCGGCCCGCACAGCGCGGGATGTCGAAAAAGCCAGGGCATGGGATCCCTTTGAGAGCGTAAGTTACGGCGGCGGAGGCTGGGACGGTTGGGGCTTTTCCCCAGGGTACGAGAGCTTCCTGATCGGCACGGGGCCGAGGGGCCTCCCTCGCACGGGACTGTTCCTCGGCCACCGGGGCGAAATAGTGCTCAACCCGCGCGAGAGCGAGCTGTTGCGTCGCATGGCATCGGGGAGGGAGGCGGCGGCGACGAGGCCTATACATATTACCGTACAAGTCGGTAAGGAGGAGTTCGAGGCGTACATCGCTCAGGTAAGCGATGGTGTCCGGGTGCGAGCGGAGCGCCGACAGATGGGCGCTGGGAGGATCTACTAATGCTCTTATGCGAGGTGACCATCAACTCTATCCTCCATCGTGTCTCTATGGAGGGGGCTGCATTGGAGTACTTCTGGGACCCGCTTATCATCTCTATCGATCCGCCACAGTACAAGATCGCTAATCCTTATGGCGGATATGTCCGCCCCGGATATGGGAGTATCTCCTTCTCGCCCGATCTTTTCGCTTCGAGTTGGCCCCCGCCCGCCCGTTGTGACGTGACCCTCTACTACGCGGATGGGGAGGAGACATCCAGAGAGACCCTGTTCTCGGGCGCGATGCACCTGAGGAGCATAACCAGAGAGGGGATAAGTTACGAGCTTTTCGGCCCCTCGTTCAGTGCCGAGGTGGCGGGAGGCACAGCATTCGACGATACGCTCGTTAACGTCACATCGTGGTTCTGCGACCCCTCAAGGCTCAACTTGTCGCTCGACTCAACATATGCCCGCTCTCCCAGCCCGGCGGTCAAATTTACCACCGCGCGGGATGAGCTTGCGATCAATCTGCTATCGAGACTTTGTGCTTTCTTTACTCATCTCTTCTACGTCCGCGGTTCCACCCTCTACCTGGTAGACATGTTCGCGGATGCCGGGAGCGAGACCTTGACCGAGTTTGATTTCTTCCCCTCGGAGTACGAGCTCAATGTCCCGGTGGGCATTGTTAAAAGCGCAAACCATGCGAGGACATCCATACATGTCTATGGCAATGAGCTGGCCCTCGGTGCGGAATACCACGACATGCAGGCAAACATTGAGGCGGCCCTGGATGATATATTAACAATCGTCAACAGGCCGCGGTGCAGGTTGCGTATCCCTTTCAAGGGCGGCCTGCCGAATCCCGGCAAGAAGATATCCTGGTCCGACTCCTCTGTCGGGCAGGGTCTGAACGCATATATCAGGGCACGCACGATGAAATATGATTTCGTGGGAGGCGAAATAGTAGTCGAGGGTGAAGGGGTGTTGTCGTGAAATGCATCTATCCTAACAATATAACGAGCATCACGGCCGATGAGGAGAATAGCAACTATCCCGCTGTAAACCTCCTCGACAAACATCCCAAGAAGGTATGGAAAGCCACGAGCAGGGACGCGACTGTCGAAGCCGTCGTGCAGGGCGGAGGGGCATGCGCCGTTATCGCGACGAACGCCGTGAGCGTCGAGCTTACCCTGTCCGCGGGGCAAACCATCTCCTGGGACACGGGGATCGCCTGGGACACGGGGATCGCCTGGGACACCTCGGGCGATTCTGACGTAAGTAATACCAAGGTCCTCTCAGGCGATGCCGGCGGCTGCGCTTGGTTTGATTTCGTGGATCGCGAAGGCCCCTTTTCGGCCATCCTCGCCTTTACCGCGGCCGCGGGAGATGTTGTGCAAGCGGGGGTTGTCCGGATCGGCACATGTAATGAGTTCGAAGATCCGACGCCGGGGCTCAGGGAGGGGCTCAAGGACTACTCAATTGTCCGAGAACTCAACAACGGCGCGACTTACATCCTCAAAAGAAATGTCGTTCGAACCTTCCAGGGCAGTCTTTTGGGAGGGCGGGACGATGAATTTTACAGGTTCATGCTTGCCGTCGCAAAAGAGGCTGGCCCCGAACCCCTGGCCTGGCGCCTGGTCCACGATGTCCCGGACCCGCAGTGGATCGTCTTTGCCAGGTTCGACGAAATGCCCGCAGGGGGACATGACTTGCCTGATGACTGCATAATTGATTTCCATCTGCTCGAGGTGATTTGATGGTTACAGCATACAGGAAGACGGCGCGGACCGGGGGCGGCGCCAATGCCCTCGATGGGATCGATGGGAATGTGCTGAAGGACGGAGATTTTGCTTTCGTCTTCGATACCGGGGCGTTTTACGTCTATATTCTCGATGCCGACTCCGGAGCGCCCGAAGATGACCCGGATGTTATCGCTCCGGATGTAAACCCGGGCGATAAGCGCTGGGTACTGCAAGTAAGCTACTTGGCCACCGGCGTGGCGCGTGAGTGGACCGCGGCGCAGACCTATGATGCCCAAACGGTCTCAAGTGCAAGCAATCATGTCTCCTGGGACGTATCAGCCAAACCCCTCGCCAAGCTCGCAATGACCGAGAACACCACTATTGACGCTCCGATAAACCAGAGCGACGGCGGGTGGTATGCATTGATCATCACCCACGACGGGTCAAGCACCGTGAGCTGGGCGAATGTCTTTAAGTTCGCAGGGGGAAACGCTCCGGCCCTGTCAAGCGCGAGCGGGGCCGTTGATATACTCACTTTCGAGAGCGACGGTGCAAACATGCGGTGTACCGGTTATGTTCTCGACGTAAAATAAGAGGACATAATGATTATTCTGCCCGCAGGAGCTTCAAAAAATTCGTGGACGGCCTGGGATGAGCAATCAGAATTTACTCTTGATGTGGACCAGGATGGTGATGGCAACGGGGATACCTTTATCTGCTTCTTCGAGAACCCTACTACTGGAGGTGATGAAACCGGGCGTGGTGGCGGACTGAGTGGTAGTGATTTGGTATTAACACAAGCTGGTAACATAGCAGGAGCAACAGGCTCTCCACCGACAAGATACACAGATGGCAGTGATGACAGTTTTAATTTGACCACTAATTTTGCAAAAACATTATTTATCAACACTACGTGGACAATCATTGCAAAAGGGAGAGATGTCAAGCATGGAAGTGGAAGTAACAACATAAGTAATATATGCCAATTCTATGGGAATTCAGCAGGGAATCGTCGTTGTGGAATTTCGATGGTCATTGACTCAAGTGAACCAAACCAGGTTTTATCCACATGGGGCTACAACGCCATAGATGACACACAAGCTGCTACGGTAAAAACAACAGCAGCGGTCCCAACAACAGGAGACGTTTATTTTATCCACGAGTGGGATGGAACAACCAGGAGGATGGGTTTTTCTACCACAAAACCCACGTCTTGGGATGACATTCCGTCTTCCCAAAAAATAACTTTGAACATTGGAGGAAATTATACTGACCCCGTTTCGTTTGATCAGTATGGAAGAAGGTTTTTTAATGATTATAACGGCGGTAATGCAATAGAAGGGTACTTTTACTATGTTATTGTTAGCAAAGTACCATTATTGTCAGGAACTTAATAGGAGCCCAGGAAGATGCCTCAATGGATAAAGTTTAAGTTGATCGAGCCTTAATGCGGCATGAGGAGGGCGAGCGATGTGGAAATTACCTGATGGCCGGATTATCAAACACCCGCAGCCGATTGAGGCGGATGGCGTGCGCCATCCCCGGGACATATTCGTCCGCTGGTCGGACGAGGAGCTCGCAGGAATCGGTATAAGGCGTATAGTGGCAGACGAGTACGACCACGAGCATTATGTCGCGGTATCGCACAAAGACGTGGAGCGGGAAAACAAGGTGTGGCGCACATATAAGCTCGCGCCGCGCTATACTCTGGAGGAGCTCCGGACCCGCAAGGTCGAGCGAGTAAAGGTCCTTGCACGGTCACTGCTCGCCGAGACCGACTGGATGGTGATCAGGGAGGCGGATGACCCCGGCCGCCCCGTTCCTGCGGCGGTGAAGGTGTATCGCGATGCCATACGCAAAGCGTCTGACGCCCTTGAAGAGGAAATCAATAAGGCGGATTATGCGACTCTCAGCAAACTCGATGTTGTCAAAAGACTCGAAGCAATAAAGATCCAATGATCGACGCGAGAAACAAGTTGAAACTATTCCAGGTGCCGACCAGGGGCAAGACTCCCGCTGAAGCACCTGTTGATTCCATCCTCAAGGCCTCTTTGACGGCCCGAGAAGTGGAGGTCGAGGTTCCGGAGCGCAATGATTGGCATTTCCGGACCATTGATGGGAGACCCTGATGAATTTATCCGCGACCATTAGGGCGCAGACTGCCACGACTAATGCGCCTTTTGCCATGCTTCGCTCGCTATCGTCGAGGGTAGCCGGGACAAGCCAAACATCCGTCTCATCGCTCGCGGCGCTCCGGCTTTTGGCCGCGGAAGTGGAAGTTGGGGCGCAGGAGGGGTCTGTTACCATCTCTAATTTGGCGGTCTCAACAGGCAAGGATTATGAGGTGGTGGCAGGACTTGATGATGGGGTTAGGGCATACATTGACAGGAACTACCAATATTCCGATATCCCGTCCTTCCTGAAAGGCGCAACCTATATTCGGACGTCATTTGACGATCGGTACAACGAGGATAGCGATTTTTTGCAATTCGACGTGGATCAGGCAACGACTGTTTATGTTGTCCATGACGATTTGACTCCCCTTCCGGGATGGATGTCGGGGTTCGAGGATACGGGTAAGGATTTGAGTATAATTTTCCCGGACATGAGTGTCTATTCAAAGGATTTTCCGGCAGGGCGAGTCGTTCTTGGCGGAAATGCCACCGGATATCGGATGTATACTGTTGTTATTCCGGCTGCTGGAGGGGGACAATCCCAATCTTCAACTGCTCCGCTCGCGGTGCGGCGGGATCTGCAGGCAGGGGTCGCGAGCGCGGTGGAATCAGGCGAGGCGGGGCTCGCGGTGCGACGGGATCTAAATATATTAGCAGCTTCGATGACATCAACTTCCGCTATAATGCTTGCTGTTCAGGGCCTGATCAATTTGGCGGCTTCGATTATGGCGCGGACCAACATTTTACCCCCTCCCCTCGCTATCCGGCGGGATTTAACGGCCCAAGGGGCGGTTGGTACCCGGTCTTCCCAGCCCCCTTTATCGGTCCAAAGGGAGATGGTTGCGGCCCTGTTTGCAGGCAGCACTACAGGTAATCCTGATCTTGCCGTCAACAGGGCGCTATCGGCAGGCCTCACTTCTCAATGTGCCGCCTCAACCCCTGGGTTATCGGTTTTAAGAGAGCTGTTTACATCAATCGCTCCGACAATATACACCTCTACTGCCACCCTGGTTATCCAGGGGTTAATCAATTTTGCGGCCATGATTGCGGCTCAGGCGGCAACCTCGTCGCCTGAGCTTGATGTGGCCAGGCCAATGTCGGCCGATGTGCAAGGAGGAGTTGCCACTTCAACATCAACGCTTGCAGCCCTGCGCGATCTGCAGGCAGCGGTCACGAGCGCGGCGGAATCAGGCGAGGCGGTTTCGGAGGTTTTAAGGAGCCTTTCGGCCGGGATTGACGCCCGAAGCTTTGCTGCCGCAATTGCCCTTATAACGGGAGGGCTCGGGGTTATCCTGGATCCGACCATTGAGTCGCTCACGCCCGCAAGGAGGATCGAGTCCCTGACGCCGGCGCGGACCATTGAATCGCTCACGCCCAGAAGGACGGTCGAGCAAATCTAGCGAGGAGGAACGGATTATGGGATCATTGTCTGCTTACCTGAAGAACAAACTCCTGGATCATGTGCTCGGAGTTGCGGCCTATACGCCGGCTTCGACCGTTTATATAGGGTTGTCGACTGCCGATCCGCAGGATGACGGATCCGGCCTGGCCGAGCCCTCGGGTAACGGTTATGGCCGAAAGGCGATTACGTTCGATGCCGCGGCGAGTCGGAAAGTCGAGAATGGCGCCGATGTGACTTTTTCCCAGGCCACGGGCCCCTGGGGCACCATCACCCATTATGCGATTTTTGATGCCGCAACGGCCGGCAATATGCTGGCTTATGGCTCCCTTGCGGAGCCGAAGCAGATCGTGAACGGCAACACCGCATCCATTGCGGCGCAGGAGGTGGACATTGAATTCCTGGGGGGCGATATCAGCGATTACCTTGCAAACGCCCTGTTGGACTTCGCTTTCAGGAACCAGGCGTATTCGCAGCCAACGATCTACGTGGCCCTTTGCACCGCGGCGGTCGGGGATAATGATACGGGCAGCACTATAACCGAGCCCTCGGGCAATGGGTATGCCCGCAAAGCCCATAGCTCGTGGTCTGCTGCCTCTGAAGGCGCGAGCAGCAACAGCGGGGCCATCACCTTTAACAACCCGACCGGATCCTGGGGGACTTGCACAGACGTTGCAGTATTGGATGCCGCAACGGCCGGCAACCTACTCTTTTATAGCGACGATATAGTGGACCAGGCCCCGGGTACCGGGGATACCGTGCAATTTGCGGACGGGGACCTGGATATAACAATGAGTTGAGGATCCGGAGATGATTGAGGTCGTTTACAATGGGCATGACAATACCATCGACCTGCTGCTCAAGGCCGACGGAGAGCCCGTGGATCTCTCATCCGTTACGCGTATGACCCTGAAGGCGGGAGATGTCATGGTCGATAGCGATACCAGCCCTGAGGCCTTTGACTGGGATACCGGGACAACTGGTAAGGTCATTTTGTCACTCGGCGATCAGGGGCTTGCAGAGGGTGCCAGTAGAGCGCGGCTTACGGTCTATGATCCATACAACCCCGATGGGGTTGTATGGGGGGAGTTCAGGTTGCTTGTAAAATAAGAGGGGGATGATGGTGAGAAGGTTGTTTATCGTCTTTGCGTTTTTAGTTTGTTTTGGCGCAGTTATCGCGGCGGGAGCGATGCTCCCCGGCGACCTCCACTGGCACGTGGCACGCAAGGCCACGATCGCCTGGTCGCAGGACTACAAGCTCGAGGACGGCCGCTCCTTGCCCTCGGGCACCATTAAATGGCTGGTCTATTTGCGTGATGCGGCGGGCAATGAGCGGCAGGTTACGAGCAAGCCGATTACAATGCCGAGATACACCCTCACCCTCCCTGGCGAGGGCTCGTATCTGGTAGGTGTGCAGAGCGTGAGGACCGCGACAGCCGACAAGTCCGACACTGCCGTGGTCGCCGCTGCGCCGATCGTCTGGTCATCCGACCCGGCGGTTGTGGCTGGCCGTAGGCCCTTCGGCCTGCGGTTTTTCTCCCCTCCAGCCTCACCCACGGGCTTGAGGGTAAGGTAAGGAGCAGGCAGGGAGGATGGCGGCCTCCCCACGACCCGATGCTGCCACATCGGATCACCCGATACCGGGCCTGCCCCTGCGGCCGCGCGGCCATTGGGGATTTACCAGACCCGGATTGAGATGTCAAAGGGGAAGGACATGCGGAGTCCACTGCCATACATTGGCGGCAAGTCTAAACTTGCAAAGACAATAATCGAGATGGTCCCAGAGCACAAAACATATTGCGAGGTTTTTGCAGGCGCCGCTTGGGTCTTTTTCCGAAAAGATCCTTCGCGGTACGAGGTAATCAATGACCTCGACAGCGACCTTGTCACTTTCTATCGCGTCCTTCAAAACCACCTGGAGGAGTTTTTGAGGCAATTCCGCTGGATTCTCTCCTCCAGGGAATGGTTCGAGGATTGGAAACGACAGCAAGAGGCCGGAGGCTTTACGGATATCCAGCGCGCTGCGAGATACTATTATTTGCAGCGGCATAGTTTCGGCGGCAGGGTTCGGTCACGCACGTTTGGGACGGGCCCCATGCATCGTCCCCGTATCAACCTCCTCCGCCTCGAGGAGGAACTCTCGGAGGTCCACCTGCGCCTGGCTGGTGTCACCATCGAGCATCTGCCCTGGCAGGATTTCGTGAGGCGCTACGACCGCTCAGGGACCTTCTTCTATCTCGACCCGCCGTATTACAAGGCCCCTTATTATGCACACAACATGGATCTCAGCGACTACAGGGAGATGGCGGATATCCTGGCCGGTCTCAAGGGTAAGTTTATATTGAGCATCAATGCTCATCCAGATATGGTCGAGATATTTAAGTGTTTTAAGTCCCGGAATGTCTCGCTGAAATATTCAATAAACAAGGGCGGTCTGAAGGAGGCGAGAGAGCTTCTGATTAGCAACTTTTAACTGTAAAATTCACTGTAAGTCGCCCTGCCGGAAGGGGCTCGCCCGACCGGACAGGTTTTCTGTACCCTGCGGAAGGACACATTTTTTTGTCGCATTTTATCTTACATTTTGTCGCATTTTATCTTACAACCGACATAAGTATTTCACCTGAAAACCATTGCCTGCACCACCGGGAGAAGGGGCATGGGGATCTTTTCGGAAGTGACCTGTTGGGAGGCCTTCGTTATTTCATGGGGTTAGGGATGGGGG